TCCAGTCGTACATCCTGAACTTCTCCCAGGTCATCAGGTACACGCCTGCCTTGCGCCCTGCCAGCCGCTCGAAGGCCAGCTTGCCTGCCTTGGTGCTGTCGATGACGAGCGGGGACACCTTGCCCTTAGACTGCCTCTGGAAAGTCTTGTTCCACGAGACGAGGGGGTTCAGAGGCGCGATCACGAGCGTGATCTTGGCCTTGGACCGAAGCACGGCCTCAACACCCACGAGCGTCTTGCCGGCACCTGTCTCGCCACGGCAAAGATGGCGCTTGGACTCCAGGACTTCCTCGATAGCGGCCAGCTGGTCAGGCCTTGGAATCATCGGGCTAAGCATCATGCAGCGCCCGGTGCGCCTTGGCCTCTGGCCAGCTGGCATACCAGTCTTCCCTGCTCTCAAATTCCACTACCGCATGGGTAGAGGGCTCCTCGGTCTTGGCGGGGTGATGGACCTGGATGTTGCCCGTGTACTCGATGCGGGTCTGCTGCTCGCTCATCGCGTCTCCTTCTGCGGCACTAGGCCTGACTGAGTTGCGGGGTCATGCTCGCGCACCCACCCCTTGATGCGGGTCACGTACACCCACTGAGGCTCGCTCATCGCGTCAGCCAGCTGGTGAGCAGTGAGGGCTTCTCTAGGATTTGGATGGCGGTTGCCCAAGCACCGCGCTCCTTGATGAAGGTGATGTGAGGCTCTGGTGCGGGCTGGGGGAAGACATACGATGCCCGGTGGATGCCGGGGTAGTCCGCCAGCATGGAGTCAAACAGTGGTGTGGTGCTCATTTGCTCTCCTCATATTCGTACTTGGGCTTCCAGCTTCCGTCCGCCTGCTTCACATACGGAATGGAGGGGAATACGCCCGAGCGCGTCTTTACCTCGGCCCCCACCCTGACAATGTTGGGCTTGACCTCGGGCTCATATTTGCGCCCGATGTAGGGGCTGCCCAGCGCGGCCATCAGCTTGAACGCTTCGCTTTCCGTTAGCAACTCAACGGACTCCAGCCGGTACGCCTTGGCCGTGCTGGGTGTGATGCCACTGCCGAATTGCCGAACCACTCGCAGGGCGCTCATGCCGTGATCCCGAGCTGGCTGCAGAGCTGGTTGGTCAGGTAGTTGACGCAGTAGTCAATGCTGGCGTCGGCCTTGGCCTGCAAGCGCTCCCGCTGGTCCTCGGTCTCGTCGTACCAGAACTCCAGGTCGCAGTCCTCCAGCTGCTCGCGGCGGTCGAAGGCGGCGGCGAGGGTGTGGAAGGAGAGTGGGATGTCGGTGGTTAGTGCGAAGGCCAGCCAGTGGCGGGCTGCCTCGATGCCTTCGAGGCTCTGACTGCCGGCGTAGCGGACCAGCAGGGAGACGCGCTCCCGGGTCAGCGAGCCGATCAGCTCGTCCTCGGGGGTCATGGCCCGGACTCGGGTGGAAAGGGTTGCGATGCTCATGGTCTTACTCCCCTTCCAAGTGCGCACGGCACATCGACCAGCCGGGGTGCTTGACATCGGGGTAGCAGGTAACGCCATCGGTAAACATCTGACGCTTGCAGTGTCCGCAAATCTGGACCGGCCGCTCCGTGACAACCTGCATGACAACTGCCGTCTCGAACTCGCCTAGCGGGTGCGCCTTGATCCACTGGGCCAGCGTGTCCTCGCAGAAGTCCTGCGGGCCTCTGGCGATGAGGGTGAGCATCGGCGGGACGGATGATTCGATTACTGCGCGGTGTGTGTTCATGGTGTGCTCCTTGGTGTGTGTTTGTTTCTGTGTGATTACTACTTTACACACCTCTATACGAGTGTCAATACCAAGACAAAAATAAAGGGCCGGCCACCTGATGGTGACCGGCCCTTACTGGTACTGCCTACACTGCCATGAGCTCCACGTCCTGTACGAAGTGCCCCGCCCCATGCGAGGCCACCCTCTCCGACTCCTGCAGGACGAGGTAGCCGTCCCCAAGATCATCCAGCACGATGCCCTCATCCTCGCGGACAAACGCGCCACTGGCACACGGGGAGACCCAAACTGACTGCCCTACGGTAAAACGGCTCATGGCCCCCACTTTTTTGTGTTATGTGTGCAGGACTGATACCTCCAGGCTGACAAAATCAAGCGCCTCTGCATAACGCTCGTAGCTGGAGACGCGGAAGTCCCGACTGTGGTATTCGATGGCTTGCACGAAGGAGGTGTGCTTCCCCATCCGCTCAGCTACGTCTTTTTGGGTGAGCCCCTGACGCTCCCGTTCGGCCTTCAAGGCTTCTCCGAGCTGCTGTGTTAGCATCCTAACCCCTCTTTCTTAGTGGTTTCGCATTAAAGCGGACATATGTATGAAACTGTGACAATCCTGCATCTAAGATGCTTGTTACTTGCTAGTAGGTCTACAAACTAGGGTCTTTAGACCCTAGTCAGCTCCCTCCGTTGCGGTGAGCACGGACGCAAGGTGGCTGGATCTGGCGCTTGCCTCCGCATCCTTTGCGTAGGGGCGGGCATACGTCTCCTGCCACCCGCATTCGACGCATACGAAGCCGCCGTACTCAAAACTCCACTGGAGGTCGGAGTGCTGCGCGAGCACTTCCGCCATCCCGCTCATGCCGCATCCCCGAAAGGCTCGTACTTGCGCCCGTGCTTGCCGCATGACGCGAACCACTGGCCGTCGTAGACGTGCAGTGCGTTACCTGTGGCCTTGTTGTCGCACCACGCGCAATCGACGGACTGCCACGCCTTGAACTTTGCCGATTGGTCGCTCATGCCCCCTCCGTTACGGTGATCGCGGCGATAGTCGGGCAGGGGTAGCCAACGTCGCCAGTCTGCCCGCAGGTTCGGCAGCCGTTGCTCAGGTGGCCTCGAAACAAGTCCTCAGCGTGCAATTCTCGGACGGCCTCCAGCCGTGCCCACTGCTCGTGTAGCACTGTGCGCACGGACTCCAACTGCTCACGATCTATCGCGCTGTCCTCGCGGTCTATCGCCATGACCAGCGTGTTGTCGGCCTTCATGAGCTGGATTTCAGCGTAGGTGCTCATGCTGCCACGTCCCTGGTGCCGTACTGGGTGAGGAGCTGGGCGTCATCGGGCTCGAAGCCCGCCACCTCAGCGCCGCAGTTCTCGCAGTGGCCCGTGGCGCTGACCTCGGCGTGCTCGTCATCGTTGATGCAGGCAAGCAGTGGGGCGATTTCCTTCCGGACCTTCCGCAGCTCGGCCTCAACCTCCTCGTGGTGGTCGCCGGCCCAGTCTGCCCAGTCCATGTACTTGGTGCTCATGATGCGCTCCTTAGATGTTGTAGGTGCCGTTGGCGGCGAAGGCGTGCGCCTCTTGGGCGAGCTGTTCGGCCCAGCCGATGACCATTTCCTCGGTCATCGTGGTGTCTCCGTCGTAGCGGCGGTTGAACTGGTCATTTGATGGCCAGTGCTGACCGGAGTGCAGTGAGTCGAAGCCGATCCAGTTGCCCTGCTTGTAGGTGATTTCGCCCCACGGGATGCTGTTCTCGATGTCCCAGCCGTCCTCCACGTCGATCCAAGGGTGACCGTCCGGTAGGCGGACGTAGCCGTTCACGGCCCCGTACAGGGGTGCGCGGGCAGCTACCCAAGGGAAGCCCTCGTAGTTGCCGCTTGCAACTACTTCCGAGCGAAGGGGAAAGTCTTCGGGGATGGTGCTCATGATCTGCTCCTTGTGTGATTGAGTGGTGCCTTACGAGAGACAGTACACGTCTATTCGAGTGTGTGCAAGCCTTTATTCCCTCGGACTTTTCCACATGGGTACAGACCTGTGGACAAAGAAAATCCCCGCACCTAGAAGATGCGGGGATTCTCAGAGTGGGTGTCAGTCGGTGTAGGGGTTGTCCACCAGCTTCACCCGGCCCGTGTAGCTCTCATCGAGCAGGGATTCCAGCAGCTTGGTCTTGCGGGTCACCTCGCCCTTGGGGGTGGCCTCGAACAGTTCGTCACTGCCGGCTAGGAGCTCATGGGTGCCTCGCTCGGCAATGAACCACTCGCCCTCGAAGTCGGTGCTCGGGGCACCGTACTTCTTGACCAGTGTCCGGTCCTCGGAGAGGAGCCAGCCCACCACGCCCTGATGATTGTGGTGCTGCCACTTGATGTCAGCGTACTCATCCTCGGCTTGCAGCACTGCCAGTGCTACCCGCTGGCCGTTGTCGGCAGCCTTGGCGGCTTGGAACTCGCGTTCCTCGGGTGAGTGGTAGGTGTTGACGTTCACCTGCTCGGGCAATGCTCCGATTGCTTGGAGGCGTGCCCTCAGTTCATATATCCAGACCGTGTTGTTGGAGCCCAGATCGCGCAGAATAGCTTGTGCTGAGCGGCCCATCGGACCCGACATCTCCTGCATGACTGCCTCGTCGCGCTTTTGCTGGAGGGTCACCTTGTCGTTGCGCCATTTCTCATCAAACTCGGCGTTTCGACGGATGATTCCTTCCCGCAGCCGCGCTATCTCGGCGTTGTCCTTGTCATCGAGTGCCTGGATGTCCCGCTTGGCTTTCGCCCTGTCTGCAGAGAACGCCCTCCAACGCTTCTGCAGTTCGATCATGTTGCTACCTGCCATGTGCTGTGTGCTCCTCTAGTTGCTCCTTGGTTGTATTGCTTCTGGTTTTCCGATCTTGGCACATGGTTACGAACATAGCAATCATTTTTGTGGATAAGTAATCGGTTTTCCGGCGTTGCGTGGAAAAACTGGACCCCCGTGTACCTCTTTTAGTGGAGTTCGCAGTCCATGACATCCACCATCTCCGCATGTGAGAAGCCGGCCATCGCCGCGTTGCCCATCGCCTCGTAGAGCACGGACTGGGCCGCGTAGATGAAGGGACTGTGTTTCTTATCAAGTTCTTCCATCGCGCGGTTCACCTCGTCCGCGTAGGAGCTGTTGGCCAGATCGAGGGCCTTGTGTGCCCGGTCCAGCTTCACCAGCGCGTTATCGTCCTGGGGGTAGAGCGGCATGGCGCTCATGCGTGGGCCTGCACCTTCAGCATGGCCGCGCTGAGCGCTTCGGCGGTGCGGTCATCAATCTCGGCAATGGCGTCCTCGGGCACACCGGCCATGTAGGCGAAGTAGGCGGCATGTTCGAGCTCTGCTTTGAGCTCTGCTTCTTCGGCGGCGATCTGGCGCTCGAACTTCTCGCGCTTCTGGGCCAAGGCGTGGAGCTTGACCAGATATTCGGTGGAGACCCCCTCCAGTTCCTCCAGCATCATGGCGTGGCCGGGGAGGTCAGCCGGTGCGTTGAGGGTTTCTGCCTTGGCGAGCTCCTTGCGGAGTTCCTGGGCTAGGGCACTGACGCTGAGGGTACGCGCGGTGCGGGCCTGCTTGTACTGGCTGATGTTGGTAACACTATTCACTTGGGTTGCTCCTGTGGTTTGAGACCGGTGGTTTCTTGGTGCATTCGTACTCTCTCACAGATATCAAGCAAATTACAGGCTTGCTTCAAGTTTTTTCCAAGATTTTTTCGCCCCCAGATTTCCGGCCCTGAAAAATCCGCAGGGTTTCTTTACCAGTTCCACTGGTTTGGGCCGTTGGGCCTCCTGGCGGTGCCGGCCCCTCCTGGCCGAGCTGCACCGGAAGTGAGAGCACCACTCTCGTTTGCTGGTGCCGGCTGCTATTGGGAGTCATTATCAATTAGCGGGCCGGCACTAGTCCTGGGAGCCTGCCTATTTATTTTGCATAACTATGCAATTGCCCTACAGGCACTAGAAATAAGGTGTTGCGCATTCCTTCCATTGGTGTTTAGCTATTCCCAGATACACACCTAGATACGCCACTACGGAAGGTAAGACAATGTTCAACCGGAAAAACACCCCTGTTACGGAAGTTCCCCGCGTTACTGTCCAGGACGGCGTTATCGCTGAAGCATGGGGCCTTAGCCTCACGGAGTGGGCAGCGCTTACCGACGCCGAACGCCGCGACTTGCGTAACCGTGTGGCCTACGCTCCCACCGCATCATGAGTACTGAATACGGGGCGCAACTGCCTAAGTCCGGTGTTGTCTACATGAAAGGGCCGCTGGAGGTAGTCAAGGCGTGGATAGCAGAGTTCGGGACGGTTACACCGCTCCGGCTGGTTGCACGTGACTGTGACGGAACCAGTACAGGTCACTGGCATGACTAGCGCGGAACGCCGGGCCGCTATCCGGGATCGGTGGCAGGCCGGCACCGTAGCAACCAGGGCCGCTGTAGTGATTGACTGGACACTAGCGGCACTACTCGCAACGGCGCTTATGTGCGTCGGATCACTGAATCTTTAGAAATATGTAGACACTTGAAAGATAGTGTGTTTGAATTACTCCAGAGCAAACAACCAAAGGGGTGCAAAAGACAATGACTAAGGTCACTGAAGACAACTTGAATGCTGTTATGGAATTCGGTCACGTTATCCAAGTTCTCCAGGACGGTACGGTTATTGACCGTGTGCCAAGTGTGTACGGCCCAGAATCGCTAGATATGGAAGTAGATGCAGACGGGCAGTCAATTCATGCCGACGATTCCGATATCAAAGGGCAGGCTAAGTCTGCAGGGTGGGAGCTATTGACCGGCTACACGGGACAGTATTCCTATAACGGCCCTGTCATGCACCCTTCCGAGTACATCGGCGGACGTATGGCCCGCGACATACTGGAGACGCCCGGCTATTACGTGGCTCTAGTGGTGGAAGCGCCCTGTAACTATGAGGGCTCTACAGACTGTGACATTGAAGTTGGCTGTGATTGTGAGCCTGCGGGTTGGGCCGTTGCATTCAAGCCCTTGGAAGGTGAGTAACAATGAAACGACGCAACTTTAGGGCTGTAGTCACGGACAACAGCGGAAACACTTTCATAGGCGAGCGCGATACGTTTGCTTGGAATAGTGCTATCAAGGCCACGGAAGCTATCACTAGGGAATACGCTAGGGCTCACACAACCATTTACCACGGTGGCCGGCCCGTTGTGATGGAAGACCCGGAGCGTATCTATCGGCGTGAGTGGACGAGCTCCACCGGCCAAACGTTGCGGGCGCTTGTCTGGGAAGTGGTGTAATGATCCCGGACTTTAGGGCCATAGGCCTAGTGTTTTTCCTCGCAGTATGTTTTTTCCTCCCGTTTATGGGCTAGGACTTGCACACTCTAACTAAGGTGTGTACTGTAGCTATTACAGGGACACAAACACACAACCAAAGGAACACACAATGACTAAGCTCCACGATTCAATCGCACCTATCGTTACAGCGGCTCTGAAGGACGGTTTCAAGGCCTACGCATTGCCGGAGCGGTTTCCTCACATGCCCGTAGAGGTTGTCTATGTGTGCTTGGATGAGGCCGGATCATTCGCAGCGATTCAGCGCCCTACCAACTCTTGGGAAGACGCGCACTTGGATGTTCCGATCAAGCCCAGCCGCGAGTACGGCTCTGGCGTGCTGGTGGACTATGACGGCACTGTGGAAGGTGCTATCAAGTCCCTACGGGCCGCGTGTGAGTCTCCCACGGTTACAGTCCGCTTCATTGCCAAGCGTGGGCAGGCAGCACCCATTGTTCCGAACTATGGCAGGGCCGCAATTGATAAGTGGCGCGACGGTGTCCACGTGCTCACCACGGCAGACCTGGAGGCCTAAGACAATGGCAACGGACCCCAGCACCCGCACATATCGCGCTCACGAGTTCGCAGACCTTACGCGGTCCATGGCTACAGGCTTCAAACTGAAGATCACTGCGGAACATTCGGAAGAATCGCGCTCAACTAAGTGGCTCAACGTCTCCGCTGAAGAATTGGAGGCGATTGTTAGAGTCCTACTCACCAAAGACTAGCCCTGTTTAGTTGCTCCTGGCGTAGTCCAGTGGCAGCTATGTACGACTAGACCAAACACACAAAGACTGGAGCACACAATGACACAGCTAGGCAAGTACGGTACAGACCGTGACAACATACTCCACTACATGGCGACTAGTGACTGGGCTATGGGCAGCTTTGGAGATGTGGAAGCTCCCACCGGCTACGTCTGGAAAATGTCTAACAACCCTGCGGATGTGCAAGTCTCCAACACTGAGCTAACCTCGCTGATTGAAGACCAGATAGAGCTCTACAGCATTGAAGATGGGCCAGAGTTCCGCGCATCACTCGTTGGGCACTTCCTTATCGCTGAAGACTCTAACGGCTTTGTGTCCGTTGCTGAGTACGCTAGCGCGGAACTCCTCCAGCAAGCGTATGACTCACTGGAAGCCATTTTCAGCGAATGGGACAACCAGGAAGATGAGGCCTAAGCCATGAAAGCTCTTACAGCAACCCTCATAGCTGCCCTGGCGCTTGCTGGAGGTCTTATCGGCCCTTCTCTGGCACCGTGTGCCACTGAAGACCAAACAACCGCGTGTTACTGGAATGCTAACGCTAGGTCAAACGGTCACGGCCAATCATTCATAGTCACCATTACGGGCGACGTTATCTACTTCAGCTAGGGGCTTGCACACTATAGTTATAGTGTGTAGAGTCATAGCTAAGAGTTACAGGCACACAAACACACAAGGGAGCGACCATCATGGCAACACTGAAGTCGGACGGCAGCAATAAGTCACAGTTTGAGCAGCGGGAATTGGTAGACGCGCTGGTTGCTCTGCTGGTGGTAGCAGATGAGGCATCATCCAAGCGTACCGCTGCAGAGATACGCGCAATTGTCGGAGATGAGACTACGGGCCTATGGCGTGCCATCCTGGACTACACCAGCGCCGCTGATATGTGGCTTACTGAAGCGCAGGCCTAAGCCATGCCGACAAAAGCAGACAACGGACAGACTGTACTCACTATTGGGGATGTGAGCCGTAACGGCTTGCTTCAGATAGTGGATACGTCCTGGGATAGCAACGGGACACTGTTTGTCACGGTACGGGAGCTAATCGGAGACCGTGTGCTAGTGCCGGCTACCTCCATTGAGCGTATGCGCCGCCTAGCGCGTAGGGCTCTCATGTATCCCGAACTCACCCGCTCCAGCCGCGTGACGCGCAAGTTCTACGCTGATGGATGTACTCACGTCACATTCGCAGTTTCCCGCAACGACTCCACTAACTGAAGGACTGGCACACCATGTCTTACATCCATGAATGCGCGCTCTGCCGCTCCCACGCGACTGTTGAATACCACTCCACCTATAAAGGTCACCCTATCGAAGTAGGTACGTCCTGGATCACCCGCTCTAAGTGCTATCACTCCGATAGCTTGGGAGCTGCCACGTTGGCAGGTATCAAGCGCCGTATCTCTGAATTCGAGATGGCCGCTACGGCAGTACCTAGCTACATCCAAGGGCAGCACGTCAAGCTGTTGGATACTCACCCTGGTGACGGCGGGTGGAGTACAGCCTATGTGGAGTCCGTACACGGCAGCACGTATGGCGTCCGTGTACAGGGCCACACACGGTACTTTGTTACGGCAGACAGGCTAGCGCCTATGGAGTAGCCCTACCCTTACAGACCCTATCCACCTAGACCCCCTGGCATACGCTGGGGGGTCTTTTGTGTCTAAGGGTTGCACACTCTAATTATGGTGTGTAGAGTCTTGTCTAAGCGCACACCACGACACGAGGAGCCTACCGTGGCCACTACATATGTACTGCTGAAGTTCTCCCGCTCCGAAGGCCGCAGCTGGTCAACTGGAGTAGCTGGCCTAGGGGATCACCTAGTGTCAGAAGCGCGGGACATGGCTAAAGGCCTCATGAAATCTTGCGACTATATCGAGGTAGTTATCGAAGAGCGGGACGGTGCAAATACCCTTAGCAGCACTACCCACCTTTGGACTAAAGCCCGGGGATGGACCTAGCTGCACCGCTCCACCACTAAGACCCCCCACTCACTGAGTAGGGGGTCTTTTGTGTGCCTGTTTGTACTGGCCTACGGGGCTCTGGGGAGGGCTGGCAGGCAGGCAGGGCCGGAGAGGGCATAATCCTATATTTCTGCGGAGCGCTGGGGAAAAACATAGGACGGATGCGTTACGCATGTGCGAACTTGTTACTATAAGGGCTGTTCTCACGGACCATTCTCTAATTTATATCTATAGATGTATGTCTGTATTTTTATTTGAAGATCTACAAACATACAGACCCACCATGGGACCGCCCAAACGAGACTAAGGGCATTTGAAACGGCCCTTATAGCAACGCATCAGCACATCTGACACACATCCCTCCTATGTTTTCTGTCAGCACCGGAACAAAATACAGGCAGCACCCTAGTTATGGTGTGTCCTGGCCCTGTGAGGCCTCGCACCCGCATAGAGGTGTCTTTGTACTGCCCGCCGGAGCGAGGCCGGCACGCGTACAGCCATGCCCTGAGACAGTGCCGGCCTGTATCCCTGGGGGATGGGGTGTGGGCAGGGTGCCTTATATGGCACGGGTGTGCCATATACCAAGTAATTGGATGCAGGGCAGTGCATACTCATGCATGAGGTGTGGGCGTGGGGTGCTGGCTGGACGGGGCCGGACGGCTCGACGGTTCCCGCTGGAGGGCCGCGACTGAATCATTTTCAGAGCCCGGGTGAAGGGTGGATATGGGCGTCTTTCGACATACTTAGCTGGCGCTGTGATCCGCCCCAGGTTTTTCGCCCCCATCACTTTCGTAGGTTTAGGGCGCTTTAGCCGATTCCCATAAAGCTCGCCCGTCATTTTCCGCGCATCGCCTTGTCTGTAGTTACATCTGTGATATTCTTTTGATACAGACGCACACACAAACGAAGGAGCAAGCATGAAGAAGTACCTGACCTACCGCACCGCCGCCATCCTGTACATCGCCGGCTGGGTCTTCACCCTCGCCTCATGGCCCCTCCCCCGGCCTTGGTCTGACCTTTCAGCCGTGATTGGGATACTCGCGTTCAGCCTCGGCACCGCCATCCGCTGCTACCTCTGGGGGCAGGAGAGCGGACGGCGCGAGGCCCTGAAGGTCGAAATCAACCGGGTCTGGTCCGAGCAGATGCCCTTCAACGTCACCGAGGAGGCCAAGTGAGCGCCCGCGACGAACTGGCGAAGCTGCTGTTCCAGCAGAACGTCAGCAACGCCGCCGCTCCAACCGCCCCGGAGATCATCATGCTCTGCGAGGACGCCGCAGACGCCATCCTCGAGGCTGGCTACTCGAAGCCCCGCACGATCACTGACCACTACGCGGATGATGGGCCTGATGAACTCCCGGCGCTGTCTGTGATTCTCTCCGCTGGCAGGCCAGCTATCAAGCAGGGCGACGGGACATTCATGGACTACGACGGAAGCACGTGGGACACCAGGGAACTTGATCTGCCAATCACCGTCATCTACTCCCCGGAGGAATCATGAGCGACTACACCGAGCACCTGATCAGCATGGCCGACGGGGACGGGGACCAGCTCGCCGCCATCGAAGCCATAATCCAGCCGTATGCCTCAACTGTTGAGGAGCGGCGCGGGGTCCACCCGGATTCAGTGTTCACCGCCGCCGTTGACCTCCTCGCCATGGTGCGGGAACAGCGGGCCGCGCTTGAGCGGGTGGAGGCGCAGCTTGCTTACTGGGCATCGCTGAAGCCCTTCCCGGACGTCGAGGACTCACAGCGCTGGTATAGCCTCGGCAAGCGTCACGCCGCCGAAGCCATCCGTGCCGCGATCACCGGCACCGAGGGAGTCAAGGTGGCCTGCAAGTGCGGCTGGCGGGTTCCCACGGAGAGCTCCAGCACCAACGGGACCAACCAGCTCAGGTTCCGCAAACACCAGTCCTTTGAAATCGAATACGCCGTCACCGCCCTACTGAACGAACAGGACCAAGCAGCATGAGCACCGATGTTTTGACCGGAGTTATCCGAGCCGGACTGATGAACCTCCAGATGCTCTGCGGCTCGACCGCAGCCTCCAAGGGCTTCCACGATGACCGGCCCGAGAGCTACACCACCGCTGACCGCAGGGACCTCGCCAACTGGCAGGGCAACAAGCTCCTGCTGATTGTCTCCGAGGTCATCGAGGCACACGACGAAATCCGCTCGGGCCACGCCGCCGACGAGACCTATTACCCGAGCAAGCCGGACCTCGGAGAGAACACCTCAGTCATCGGCTGGACCCCCGGGGTGTACAAGCCTGAAGGTGTGCCCAGTGAGATTGCCGACGCCGTGATCCGGTGCTTCGACTTCGCCTACACCGAGGGCTTCTCCCTGGCAGACATCATCCTCGAAAAGCTGCAATTTAATTCTCAGCGCCCCTACAAGCACGGACGGAGCTTCTAATGGCTACCCGCATCGAGGGCACCACAGCCTATGTGGACAGCATTGTCGAAGCCTTTGAGGCTTGCGAGCTTCCCGGAGTCAAGGACGTGGTGATCGAGGACAACGCCGAACGCCTGAAAATGCAGCGCCTCATGAAGGGGCTGGTCGAATGACCGGGAAGAAAAATCCCGTCCACCGGGAAGCCAAGTGCGGCACCACCAAGGGCTGGAACGCCCACCAGTTCAACGGCGAGTACCAGTGTGACCCCTGCAAGGCAGCCAAGACCACGTACACCCGGGAATGGCGGCGCAGGACCGGACGCACCAAGTTCACACTGGTCCCGATCAACTGGGAAACCCCGCTCGAACAACTCATCCAGATGAAGCACTACCGGGAGGACAACGCAGCATGAGAGACTACGTGGAAATGCTCATCAGTCAGGCTGGCGGGGGCGATCACCCCAAGCTGGACACGGCTGTGGATGCGGCCATTGCCGCCGTCAAGGAGGAGCACGGGAACTGGTACGCAGGCATTGCCGAGGTCTACCGCCCTGTGGTGGCCAGCGCGGTCAACGGGGCACTGAAGGCGGTGGCATGATGAGCGCCCGGTACGAGTTCAAGGTCGGGCCTGCCAATCGACACAGCGGCTATGCCCACCCCGTTACGGTCATCGCGGACAGCTACCCCGAAGCCAAAGCCAAGGCCATCGCTTTCCGGGGTTTCAGCCCACGCGACAGCGGCGTATGGCTGCTACAGGTTGAAGAAATCCCCCCGGCAGAAAAGGCAGAGGTATGAGCGCCGACGCCATGCCCAAGGGGCTGACCCGGGGCTACTCGAACGCCTTCCTGACCATGATCGGGGAGGCAGCCGCCAAGGCCCTGACCATCAAGGACTTGGAGCACCTGGATGACGCCGAAATGGAGCTCGCGGACTCTATCGCCCGCGACAACGCCCGGATAGACTCAGACCATGACGCGCCCTCAGCTGCATGAGTCCGGGAGGAAAATCTGGTACCCCGACGAGATGAAGTACGCGGAGGGTGAGAGAGTCAAGGCCACTAGGGACTACGGACTGATCCATTTGGGGGAGGCCGGAACCATCACGGGAGTGCCGGCCTTGACATCACCCGCATATCTGGTCATGCCGGATGGCACACCGGACAAGACCCAGCTCGTGCCGGAACAGCACCTCGAACCGGAGTAGCGTAATCTTGAAGGACACCAGCCCCCTCTGCTCTTAGAGCAAGGGGCTGGTTTTCTTTTGGCCAAAAATAGTAGTCAGTTAGCGCGCAGCTATGTCCACACCTGCACGCAAACTGACTACTCCCACACCGCGTGTACCGTGATGCGCCGTTTGCCCGTTAGCGCGCCGTTTTCGCGCTCATGCAGCTCGATATGGGAGATTAGGCGGCTCAACAGCTCCCGCTTGCCCCTGGCAGGCAGGATATGCCAGTTTTCAAGGGTCTGAGGCACGATCTGGCCCGGTTTGGACATCGAATTGGCCTCCACGAGCCTCAATCGTGCTTCCGTTGCCGATTTGTCCCCGCCCAGCTTCTCCTTCAGGCGCTCGTAGACCTCCTTGGAGACCTCCCCGTCGAGGTATTTGAGGGTCAGGGAGTCCAGCCGGAGCTGGTTTTTGCTCAATTCAGCCGCGTACTGGGACTGCTTGCGCCCTATGCCGGTAGCCCTTGGAATCTCCAAAGTAGATGCTTTTGCATCAATTTCCAAGGCGATTTGACTCAGCCATGCTAAAACGACCTTCTCCACGTAGGGTTCGGACACCGAGGACTGCTTGTGGGTGTGTTTTTGCTGGGCAATGATGCAGATGTACCGGGGGTAGTGCCTGCCGTTGGCGTGCGAGATGCGTCCTCCGGCCATGTTTCCCCCGCAGTGGCACCGCAGGAGCCCCGAAAAGGCGTAATCGGAGGTCTCGGCACGCGGTCTGCCGCCCCGAGAGTCCCTGCGGGCGCGGTACTGCACCCATTCGGCCCCGGAGATGACAGGTTCGTGTGCCCCTTGGACATGCTCGCCCTTGCTCCAGACGTAGCCGGCACCGAAACCCCGGTCCAGAATCCTCCTCAGTGTCCCCTCACGCCATCCCGTTTCCGGCTCGAAGCCCTCAGAGGCCGCGTAAGCGCCTAATTCCTTCAGCGTGGACCCCGCGATGAAGCGGCGGTACAGCTCCCGCAGAACAGGCCCCGAGGCCTCGTCAGGGACGTATCCGCCCTGCTTGGTGTACGTGTATCCGAAGCGCGGGAGCCCGTGGTGCGGCAGGCCGTTCCTGATACGCCTCGCGTGGGTTTCCTTCCAGGTGTCCCCGATCCGCTCCGACTCGAACGCGGCGAACTCGGTCAACATGCCCCGGGCGAGGCGTCCGGTCGAGGTGGACACGTCCACCTGCTCGGTGGCGCTCTCGATCCGGCCTCCGAAGGTCTCCACCTTGTCTGCGGCCACGGCCCAGTCCAAACGTGACCTAGACCACCTTGACCATTTCCACAGCACTATGACATCGGCCTGTTTGGCTTCCACCATCTCCATGACCCGCTGGACCCCGGGACGGTTCCACGTCCTGCCGGAGATTCCCGGGTCCTCCTCGACGGCCACCACCTCGTAGCCCTGCCCCACGGCGTAGTCGCGGCACGCACGCTCCTGCAGCTCTAGGGAGATGGACTCCTCCTTGAAGGAGGACTGGCGTTTGTAGATGACCGCGCGGGGCTTGCTCATGCCCGGATTCTATCTTTTTTCGGCGTAGGGGTTGCCCTATGTTTTTTTCTCATGTAAGTTTTTGCACAGGCACACAGACACACAAGGGAGCGAGAATGGTAACGAGGGAGCAGGCGATACGGGAGGCAGCAGAAGTGCTGGTCTACTGGCTCACCGTCGATGAGGCCCAAGAAGCCGCGTAAAGCTGATTTTTGAAACTCAGCGACAATAGGATTCTCAGACATTCGATCTGAGGATGGACGCCAAGGTCACCTTGCGAGGGAAACTGACAGCGACCAGATAACTGAATAGGTAGGGGGCTACAAGCCACTCTAGGCTTGCTTGGAAGACAGCCGGTCAAAGACTTGGCCCCCACCACAACGGCTATTATCCCATCTGGTGACGGGACGGGTTTGATTCCCAGCGAGGCAGGTTCGATTCCTGTATGGCCGACTAGAGCAGCATGAGCGCCCAGGATTTAGACACTCCTGGGATCGATGGCTCTAGCCGGAGGGCAGTAACCTCTGGAGGACTGGCCTAGCAGGGTTTACCTGCCGGGGGGCATCCAGGTTCGATTCCTGCCAGTCCACGAGGTCAACGGCCACATCTGACCTCTGATAAATGATGATGGCAGGGTTTCTCGTAGGCTTCCCCCAATAAGCTTGCCAAGGGCCGGGTAGACGTACCCACATGGTTAAAGCGGTTTTCACCGCAAGCGGTTCGAGCCCGCAAGGCCCACGAGGACCCCCGATGTCCTCACCATGAGTAAGTCCGCTGGACGCGCAAGCGTTTGGCCTTGCAAGGCCCCCGTTTCCAGAGGACGGGGGCCTTTGCTTTGCCCAAACTCTGTAGGCCTGTAAGCCAATTCGAGAATGCACTAAACTACAGACATGGATGCACCCGGCAACACAATGGACGCCCTCACCTCGCAGATTGTGAAACTGCGCGTGAAGGGCTACTCCTTCGAGCAGATTTCCGAGAAGATCGGCGTCGATCCCGAGGAAATCGTCTCCACATGGCGTGAGTACCTGCAATCCCGCACCACGGCCACCCCCGAGGAGGAGTGGGTACTCCAGCAGCTCCGGCTCGAACACCTCCTCGTGCAGGTCAACGACCGCCTCAACTACGCCGACAAGGCCGAGGACTACGAGCTGGTCATCAAGCTCCTAGACCGCATCGCGGCGCTCCAAGGCATCAACAAGGACCTGATGAAGTCCGCCGAGGATCACCTCGTCCAGATCACTGCCGCCCAGACCGCCCTCATCCTCCAAGCCGTGTTCGCCATGTCCACCGGGCTACAGGCACACATCGAGGCTGCCTTTGAGAAGCACAAGACCATCAAAGCCATCCGGGGAGAAATCCTCGATGACCTCACCACCGTATTCACCAACGAGGCGCAACGCGCACTGTCAGGAGTCGAAGAATGAGCGCTACAGAGGGCATTTTCACCAAGGACGTAACGGACATCCTTGACCTGTTCTATGCCGGCGACGGCTCCGAGCCTGACTGGGCCGCTATCCGCACGCGCCTGCACTCGATGGAGGGCTCTTACTTCACGGTCATCATCAACCTGCTCCGGGCGATGTGGGCGCAGTACGAAGACCCCGCGAACTTCCAGACCATCATGTTCCGTCTGGAGCAGGAGCTCGCTGACAAGTGAGTATTCTCGATGCCATGAGGGCTGCCAGCGCCGAGCTGGAGACAGCGGCCCTCAATGAGCGCTACAAGACCGACATCGCCCTCTGGGCCAAGGACAAGCTCGGCTACACTCTGTGGTCCAAGCAGATCGAGATTGCCAACGCACTCCTGAAGTACAGGCGTGTGGCGGTCAAGTCCGGGCACGGTGTCGGCAAGTCGTTCGTGGCATCCATCATCATCGCGTGGTGGGTTGACACCCGCAAAAACGAGGACTCCCTCGCGGTATCAACTGCGCCCGTACAGGATCAGCTGTCCATCATCTGGGGCTATCTTCGGGACCACCACATCAAGGGCAGCCTGACCGGGCGCATCACGCTGGAGAACGACTGGCGCGGGGACGATGAGAGCTCCCGGGCCGAAGGCCGCAAGCCCTCCAACACAAATCAGCACGCATTCCAGGGCCGCCACCGCCGCCGAGGTGTGCTCGCTGTCATGGATGAATCCTGCGGCATCCCCCAGACGATCTTCACCGCCGTGAACGCCATCACCACGGGCAGGTACGACATGGCGCTGGCCATCGGCAACCCCGATGACATCAACACGCCGTTCGGGGAAATCTGGAAGAACGATTCCAAGATGTGGCACAAGATGACCCTGAACTCCTACGACTCCCCGAACATCACGGGTGAGGAGTTCCCGGAGGAGGATTCCGGCGGTCTGGTGACGCTGGAGTGGATCGAGGCCATGCGGCAGGAGTGGGGCGAGGATTCCCCGCTTTTCAAGTCCAAGGTTCTGGGCGAGTTCTCCGAGAGCAGCACCAGCACCCTGTTCACGGTGGGCACACTGACCAAGGGCCGCTTCACCGAGCTGGCCATCAAGCAGGACTCCAAGCCCCGACTTGGCGTTGACGTAGCCCGCATGGGTGACGACTACACCGTCATCTACACATTTCAGGACGGTGTGCTCAGGTTCCTGGACAAGTGGGCCAAGGCGGACACGGTCGAGACCTCGGCCCGGATCGTGCAGCACGCCTTTGAGCAGGGTGCGGACGAGGTGCGGATCGACGGCGTGGGCCTTGGTGCCGGCGTCTATGACCAAGTGGCTGCCAAGTCCGAGGGGCGCTTCGAGACCATCGGCATCATCGGCAACGCGGCTTCCTCGGACATCGACAAGTGGATCAACGCCCGCGCCGAGATGTACGACGAAGTCCGCCGCCGCATGTTCCAAGAGCAAATTGACATTGACGGCGATGACACGGCGCTGACCAAGGAATTGGAAACGCTCGAATATCACTTCAAGAACTCCCGCAGCTCACTGCAAATTGCCTCGAAAGAGGAAATCCGGCTGAAGACCGGAAAGTCCCCTGACTTCGCTGACGCGGCCATGTACGCGGCAATGGAGTTGCCAATTGACCCCAAGGACCCGGTATCGAAATTGCCTATCGGAGCCCAATTCGAGACGGCCCCCGAGGACTTCCTTTTCGCTATGGAGTCGAGCATTTCTCCGTACTAGGTCTGTAGGTTTGTAGAAATATCTGGCGCGACACCATTTGATAAACTAGGGTGCAGGCCGTTGTTTCTGCCGCAGACCTTTAGGGAGTTTCATGTCCAGGAAAAGTGCCACCAAGGCCAAGTTCTCGCCCAGCGCGGGCACTCAGATGGCACAGCTCCTCGAAGTCCAGACCGAGAACACGGCCCTGAAAGAAATGGCGCTGGAACTGCGCGAGTCGATTGCCGACGTGCAGCTGGCGCTGGACAACATCGGCTGGTCCCCGCTCGGCGGCGAGTACGGGGACATGCGCGAGCTCCCCCTGTCCACGATCCGGGACCAGACCCGTGTCACCCGTGCCCTCGCGGTCATCAACCCGCTCATCAAGCGCGGCATCGCCGTGCGTATCGCCTACATCTGGGGCAACGGCATCAAGCTGGACGGCCTCGATGAGACCTTCGCCAAGCACGCGGGCAACAAGAAGTACCTGCTCTCCGAGAAGGCCCAGATGGAGATGGAGTCCTGCCTCGCCACGGACGGCAACTTCTTCCTGCTGGTGACCAAGAAGTCCGCCAAGACACAGGTGGACCGCCTGACCCGTGTGCCCCTGTGGCAGATCACCGGCACCGTCTCGGACCCGGACAACCCCGAGGATGTCTGGTTCTACCGGCGCGAGTGGGCCACCACGGTCACCAACGTGGCCACCGAGCAGGAGACCACGTCCACCAACATCGAATACTTCCCGGCCATCGACTACGACACGGCCAACGGCACCCCGAGCCAGTTCAAGGGCAAGAGGGTCAACTGGGGTTCCCGCATCGCGGCCCACAGCGTCAACAAGCAGACCGGCTGGAAGTGGGGTGTCCCCGACATCCTGCCCGTGATGTTCTGGGCCAAGGCACACAAGGAGTTCCTGGAGTCCCAGGCCACGCTGGTCAAGGCGTACTCCCGCTTCGCATGGAAGGTTGCCGCACCGACTGCTGCCAACGCCCGCGCTGCCTCCACCAAGGTGGGCACTGCCCCCAGCATCGACCCGATGACCGGGCAGCCGCAGGGTGTAGGAGCCACTGCCGTGACCGGTCAGGGCACCACCATCTCCTCGGTGGGCCGCACTGGCGGTTCGGTGGACTTCGAGGCGGGACTCCCGCTGGCTGGCTATGTCGCCGCTGGCCTCAGTGTGCCCCTGACCGAGCTGACCGCCGACGCCGGCAACGCCAACCGCTCCTCTGCCGAGACCCTGTCAGGCTCCAACGAGAAGGTCATGAAGGCGCGTCAGGCCGAGCACAAGATGTTCTACGAGGCGATTTTCGCCTACCTCGGCATGGAGGTGAAGGTCTCCTTCCCCAAGATCGAGGAGGAGGCTGTCTACCGCCAGATTCAGTCCCTCGTGTCCCTGCTCCCGCTGAACGTCTTCTCCGACAAGGAGATGCGGGCGCTCATCATCCACGCCCTCGATATTCAGGACATGGACCCGGAGAAGGTGCCTACCAAGGAGGAACTGGGCAACCTGATCCTCCAGGCCACGATGGCTGCCGAACAGGCCAAGGCGGCGGCTGACGCAGCTGCCAAGGCACCCCAGCTTGCTCCCGGCGCGCCAACAGTTCCCGGGGCGAAGGCTCCAAAGGTCCCCGGAGTGAAGAAAGCAGCCAGCACTACTCCGAGCTACGGGGACAACTCGTACCGCAAGGACGCATCCACAGCCGCTCGTACCGGCGCGAAGGGTTAGGAAACCAGCATGGACATGAACACAGTCAGCTACGCCGTAGCGGCGATGACTCAGAAAATCAAAGACCCTACAAGCCCAACATCAGCGGCACTTAATGCCACCTTTGCCCCCACTAAGGCGAGCCCGAACTACGCGGCCCGAGTCCGTCGCACCACCACTACTGCACCGGGTTATGCCCCCTCGTTCCAAGTCACGGACGGTAGGCTCGGGGATGCTTCGGACGCTGACATTCTTGTCGGCTCGGGTACGACTACGATCACGACCGACAAGTATGTCGATCAGGTCCGTGTTGCCGCTGGTGCAGTGTTGGAGGTTGCGCGCGGTGCCCGCATCTTCGCACGCTCTGCCGTCGTGAACAACGGCACCATCCGGGCTATCACGACGAACGCAGCTAACGGCTCTGGCGCAACGGGCGGCAATGGCGGCGGCGCACCTACCCTCGGCTCGGGTTCGACACAGCTTATTGGCGCGGCTGGCGGCAACGCGGGCGGCAATGGCACCACCACTAACGGCGCTACGGGCGTGGCTTCGGCGGGAAAGGTCACGCAGGGCGGGCTGGGCGGTGCCGGTGGTATCGGCGGCGCGTCGGGCGCGAACACGGGCGGCGCGTCCGGTGCATCCGGCGCGAAAACGGCGGCGATGGCCGGGGTCCGCACAGTAGAATCCGCACACGCCGCATGGCTGTCCGCAGCCCTGTCCACTGGCATCGCAGGTGGCTCAGGAGGTGGTGGGGCAGGCGACAGCACAAACGCCGGTGGCGGTGGAGGTGGTGGTGGTGCTGCTGGCGGTTTCCTGTTCATCGTCACCAACTACCTGACAGGTGCCGGCGTGTTCACCGCGCCAGGAGGTAATGGCGGAAACGGTGCTGCTGGCGTGGCGGGCAATGCGGCAGGCGGTGCAGGTGGCGGTGGAGGTGGTGGCGGTATCGCCATCATCGCAGCACTGGACTATTCCGAATGGACGGGTACTATCGTCGCCCCGGGGGGTTCACTGGGAACAGGCGGAGCCGGAGTCGGAACGGGCGCGGCAGGGGCGAACGGCACCGCAGGATCGGCAGGCATAGGCCTGCTGCTGAACCTCGCCACAGTGGACGGGAAGACCCGCGCCGACGTGAAGGCCATCGTCTCCCCGTCTGTACTCACCACGGCCCCGCTACTCCCGACGCCCACGGTTTACACTTACGATCAGGCACCCGTCCGGTTTATCGGCGGACCCAAGGAAGCCAAGACCTACGGCGCACTGACCTACTATCAGTCAGGTTTGCAGACCGGCAATGCTGGCTGGAACGGCCCATCAGGTGGTGGCGGGTTCTGGATCATGGAATACGTCACCGACGCACCCGTGCATGAGATCCGGCTCCGCAACGCCAATGGCAAAATGCGCCTCAAAGTCGACGGTAAGTTCGTCAACGACACCACCGTCCTGACCTACACGGACGGCGGTGCGCAGTGGTATCAGGTGAGCTTCGGCAAGTCCCGGCGCTTCCGGCACTTTGAATGGCAACTGAACCAAGCGCCGTTCAACTCCATCGCTATCGGCCCGACGGACACCCTCTACCCGCCGCGCACGAAGCGGCAGGCACCCACGTACATCCTGGGCGACTCGTTCACTGAGGGTGCCATCGGGCTGACGCAGGGCGCGACGGACCACTTCAAGTCATGGGCATTCCAGCTCTGCGACCTCATGGGCTGGGATCATCCCATGATCGACGGGGAAGGCGGCACCGGCTACGTCAACGACTCCGGTATCGACGCCCCCGCAAAGAAGGTCTTCCCGCAGCGCATCCTTGACGACGTGGCCCCGCTCCCGGCGCACCTCCGTCCGAAGCAGGTTGTCGTGGCTGGCGGGTTCAATGACCCGACCAACACGCAGGCCGAAAAGGACGCCTTCACAGCGGCGGCGGCTCTGACGTTCTCACGGCTCGCCACGCAACTTCCCGGCGTGCCGGTCTGGGTTGTCATGTTTGTCAATCAGGGCAGCATCGGGGCAGACCTTATCGCCCGGCGCGACCTGCTCAAAGCGACCGCTATGGTGGCCCCGAATGTGGTGGCATTCATTGACCCTATCGGCGGCTCATGGTTCCCCGGCCCGCTGTGCGATGTCCCCGCACCCGACGAACCGGGCGTGGCATGGAATACCGGAACCGGCAACATCACCGCACCCACTGGCACCGGAAACTGTGACTTCTTCCGGTCAGGCGACACCATCCACCCGACACCAGCAGGTCACGAAATGCTAGCCTCACGAGTGGCCGCAGCCATCACGCAGTCACTCCCCGCGTAGGGCTAGTTTCGACCGGTTAAGTGCCCCTACTGAACACCCACCTACAGGACAGTCTGTAGGTGGGTGTTTATTTTTCTGACCATAAATACCAAGCTGATAAACTGGGTTAGACGAATGGAGATTTTCATGCCCAAGCAGCTTTTGGAAGCCAGCACGATTTCAGTGGACTCCCTGACCGGGGCTGTGTGGAAAATCAAGGTCATCGAGGGGGACCGTAAAGGCAGCTCTGCCTTTTACCCCAAGGCCGCTGTCGAGGCTGGCGCTCCGCTGTTTGCCAAGGGCACACGGGTTTACGCAAATCACCCCTCCGTCGAGGAAAAGTGGAATCTCCCGGAACGGAAAATCGAAGACCTTGTTGGCGTCTTTGAAACCGATGCGGTTTTCGACGGTAGCGACCTTTATGCGAATGTTCGCTTTTTCTCTGAATACCAGCAGGACATCAAGGAAAAGGCTCTGGCCGGTGTAATCGGCATGTCGATCCGCGCCTCCGGCGATGTCGAGGAGACCGCTGACGGTCCCGTGCTGAAGGCCTTCACCTCTGTGACCTCCGTGGATGTCGTCACCACGGCTGGTGCCGGTGGAGGGTTCGTCAAGTTGCTGGAATCAGGCCCCGAAATTTCTGCGTCCGAGAGTGGCGCAGAGTCCCTAGAAGAAAAGGAATCCGCAATGGACCCGAAGTTGGAAGCGGCTCTGGACGCTCTCGTTGAGACCGCCAAGCAGAACGCAGATGCAGTCGCCAAGCTCGTAGAGCGTGCCGACAAGGAAGACCAGGACAAGGCTGACGCCTTGGTCGAGGCTGCCCGTGTTGCAGCTGAGGCCGAGAAGCCTGCCGCTGTTGACCCGCTGGCTATCGTTGCCAAGCTGGCCGAATCGAAGCTCGCACCTGCTGCTCAGGCCCGTGTGCTCGATGTCGTCAAGGCTGGCAAGGATCTGGCCGAGGCAATCACCGCCGAGCAGGAATACCAGAAGACCATTCTGGCCGAAGCCGGTGCAACGTTCCGGGGCAATGGCTCCGAGGAATCGCTGGAGGAATCCAAGGCAAAAATCGGTGAAAGCATTTTCGGCTCCTAGTAGGCGGTGATCCCATTCTCGCCCGTTGCAGGCGGTCTTTCGAGGCAGTGCAACCGGGCGGAATGGGCGCTTCAAGAAGTGATTCATTAGGCGCTCATTCCGTCCATTGATTTACTAACTCTGTACTTTTCTGAAATGCCGTACAATTACAGTAACGGCACCGTGGCAACGAAAGGCCAACGAAATGGCAACGAATATTGTCTTCAAGGATTCGGAGTACATCTCCCTTCCCGTACCGACAGGAACCAAGGCGGGCACTGCCCTGCGCATTGGCCTGCTGAACGCAATCACCGTCACCGCTGAGGGCTCGGTCACCGAGACCATCCCCCTCGGTGCTGGCATGAGCCTGACCCAGGTCTCCGGTGCAATCTCCGGCAACCTCCCCGGCTTCGCCTCCGTCGCACTGCACGGCTCGGCCATCCTGCCGGTCACCGGAGTGACCGCCGCAGGTACCCCGGTCTACATCAAGGTTGCGGACAACACCCTCTCGGTCACTGCGGCTGCTGGCACCAAGCTGTACGGTGTCGCGCTCCGCGTCAAGTCAGCCCCGCTTGCCGGTGTGCTGGTCAAGGTTCTCAACGGCGGCATCGTCGCAGACGCGGCATAAGGAAGGCTGACATGACTATCAAGAACGTAGAAGAAGCCGGAACACTTTTCGGCGCAGCCCTCCGGGGTGACCGGGCCGCACAGGGCCGGGTCAAGGCGCTCGTGGACGGTTCCGCGTACATCACGGAATCCGTGTCCAGCTCCGACCTCGCCGCAGCTTTCGCCATCGGCACCCGCCAGACGCTTCAGGCGCAGTACGCCAAGCGCCCCACGAGCTGGACCGACTTCGCTGTCAAGAAGACGTTCAACGACTTCAAGCCGCAGTTCCTCCGTGAACTCCTGCTGGACAACGACACCAACCTCGGCACCAACGGCGGCAAGGCCACCCTGCCGCAGTCTCTCCCCCGTGTGCCCGAGAACACCGAGTACCCGACGTTTGGTTTCACGACCAGCGCCAACGGCGTCCTGCTGGCCAAGAACGGTGCCCGCTTCGGCTTCACCTGGGAAATGGTCATCAACGACGAGTGGGACCTCATCAACTCCATCCCGGGCAAGCTCATCGAGTTCGCAGGCAACACCGAGGACACGGAAGCTTTCGGCATCCTTGCCTCCGCTACCGGCCCGAACGCCAGCACCTTCTCGGTGGGCAACGGCAACACCAACGTCGGCGGCACCCTGTTCGACAAGGAATACAAGCTCAGCCTTGACGCCCTGACGCTGGCCAAGCGTGCGATCCGTAACCGCAAGGTCAACGGACGCCGGGTTTCGGTTCCGCAGTTCCGCCTGCTGGTCCCCATCGCCATGAAGGATCAGGCTGAGGCTCTGCTGGCCACGTCCAAGCTGAAGGTCAAGAACACCGCGCTGACGGTCGAGGCCGAGCTCAACGTCACCAACTCCGACGTGAGCCTGACCGCCACCGACTGGCTGGAGCAGATCGACGTTTCCGGTACTGCTGCCACCACTTGGTACCTCGTCCCGGACAAGGGCTATGACGGAACCCGTCAGTCCCTCGCCGTGGCGTTCCTGCAGAACCAGGAAACCCCTGACCTGCGTATCTCCTCCAACGGTGGCAACTACATCGGTGGCGGCGCTGTTCCGGGTCTGGAAGGCTCCCTGCTCAACGACGACATCCAGTACCGTGTCCGTCACGTAGTCTCGGGCGCGTTCCTGAACGGTCAGGCGCTTCTGGCCTCCAAGGGCAACGAGGCTTCCGCTCCTCCGGCCCAGTACATCGTGCCGTAAGGTTCGAGCAATAGAAGGCCCCCTCTGGTGTAAATCCCGGAGGGGGCCTTCTCCATTTATGCCGAAATACCTGTGGGATAAACTATAGGTATGACTAAACAAATCGAAAGTGTCCCTGAATCCATTACCCGCGAACAATACCTCTCGTGGTTCGCAAATTGCGGCTTCGACCCCAGCAACGTCGCCAGCCTGAAATTCACAAGTAAGGGCGTATACGCCAAGGTGTTCGAGCGTGACGAGCACGGCAAGCGGGTGGAAGCTGGAGGCCCAGACTTCGGCGCGGTTGTTCACTCAGTCTTCATCCCCGTACTCCCCTACGGCAAAGGGTAGTTCCTGCTAGAATAGAAATTGCTCCTGTGGTTGTGTGTAAATACCCCGGCGTTATCGGTTGCTCCCCGATCACGTCGGGGTATTTTGTGTCTCAGCCCTGTAGACCTGTACTCCTGTAGAATTGACTGCATGAGCACAGACGTAAACCCCCTCGATCCGATCACCCCGGTAGGGCAGTTGCGTCTGCTCACTTCCGACTCCCAGCTCCGCACCGATCCGGGCGACCCGTCCGCACCTGCCGAGTATTACTTCTCCGACGCCTTCCTCGAAGGCTTCCTCGCCATGAACGGCGGGAACCTGAAGCTGGCAGCTGCCGACGCCCTGCTCGCGCTGGCCACCAACGAGTCGATGGTCTCCAAGAAAATCCGCAAGGAGAACCTTCAGACGGACGGCCCCTCGGTCACCAACGCCCTGCGGCTCGTGGCACAGGACTACCGGACCCAGGGCAAGGTGGACAAGGAGCTCCTCGACGCCGCAGATGGCACCTTCCTCGTGGTGGACTTCGAGGACCCGGTGACCCCGTTTGACATGATGGAAGCCCGGGTTGGTGTGCTGTGGCACTAGGCACCGGGGTCTTCAGTTCCGAGTGGCACACCCACCACCGGGGAGCCCTTCGCTCGACCATGACGGCCCGGGTGAAGATCGAGCGCACTGCCACCAAGGGCAAGTACAACATCGCCACCGGGGAGTACGACGACGGCGCGATGGAGCTCCTGTATCTGGGCAGGGTCAACATTGACCGTATCGCCAACCCGACGCGCCGTACCGTGGTGGGCGATGTCATGGACGCCCAGATGACGCAGGTGCAGCTCTCCGAGGAACTGAACGAGGTCACCCCCCTGCCGGCGTCCCTGCGCTTCCAGTCCAACGACCAGCTGACCGTGCTGGAGAACATCGCCATGCCCTCGATGGTGGGCGATCAGCTGTTCCTGCGCGGCGGCTTCGGGGCCTCCGAGGACTGGGGACACACCCTGCACTTCGGCTTCAACTCCAAGCAGGGCAAGAGCTGATGGCCGGGGTCACAGGGCACCGGAACATCACCAACGGCCTGTTCCAGATGCTCATGCTGGCCGAGCTGGGGGTCAAGGTGGACGCCCTTCAGGCCGCTGATGAGGCAGCCGCCGCTGGTGAAGACCGGGTGCGGGAAATCATTGACACCACAGAGTCCTCGCTCTCCCCCGGCAAGGACAACCGTAACTGGACCTTCCAGATGCGCGAGGCCGTGGGCTCCGATGTGAGGCGCAACGGCAACACCATCACGATCCGGGCAGGCTGGCTCCAGAAGAAGGAGGGCTACTTCCTGATCCAGAACGACGGTGGAGACCTCGTGCGCGGCGGCAACACCACGACCATCACCCCGATGAACGCCCTCATGGCAGGGCACACCGCAATGCTCAAGTCACTGACCAGATCGGGACTCAAAGAACTATGACAGTCAACCCATACGCCGCGCAGCAGGAAATCCTAGCCTACCTGCGGACCCTTCCGTTTCCGGAGTTCTTCGAGGGCAGTGTGCCCGATGGTGACGACATTCCGCTGGACGCCAAAGGCAATATCAAGCCGCACGTCGTGGTGAACTTCGCAGGACTCACCGAACCTCCGAAGAAGACCAACGGCATCACGGGCGCTCAGGACGATTCCTTCATCCAGGGGTTCTCCACTCACGCCATTGCCGGGGATGACGACGCGGCACGGCAGGTCCACAATGCGGTGCTCATGAAATTGCTGGGCTTCCGGCCTTTTGCCTGCGGGGAAATCCGCCCTGCATTCTTTGCAGGAGTCGGGGAAATTTCCAGCCACGGACAGCCCACCCGCTATTCGGCGGTACAGGCCTTCAAATTCCTTCTGAACAGCGCATCATAAACCCTGTAGTTTCCCAGCCTGTACAATTGAAATAAAGGATTGGAGTCACTTTGTCTGAAAGCATTTTTGTCACGGCGGTGAACGAGAAGACCGGGCTAGTCTCTGAAATTCCCGCAGACTACCTCAGCATCTTCCCGGACTACCGCGAACTGTCCGAAGACGACATCACCAAGCTCCGGCGCAAGCAGGAGAAGGAACTGTTCGGGGAGTACCGTACCCCCGCACCCAAGGCCAAGGCTGCCGACAAGCCCGCTGAGGCTCCCGTAAAGGAAGGCAACTAATGAAGCGCATGTCCGGCAACACCAGCATTTACTGGATCGAGGACCCCACCTTCGATCCGGCGCTCCCGTCCCTGGCCCTGCTCACCGCTGACACCGACATCTCGTGTGCCATCGAGACCGGGTACACGCTCAACCCCACCAAGTCCGATGTGAACACCAAGAAGACCATCTGCGACGACGCCAAGGTTGAGACCCCCGTCCGGTACAACTACGAGGGCCAGATGACCTTCTTCCGTGAAGGCGATCTGGCGGACAGCGTTTCGGCGTTTGCCCGTGCTGAGGCCTTCTTCCTGTACGAGCGTAAGACGGGCTACCTCGTCCGCCGCTCGGGCATCCCGCAGACCGTCGCACTGGCCATCGGCCAGAAGGTGGATTCCTTCAAAATGATCAATGACGTTGCTCAGGATGTTCCCGACGCTGACCTGATCCAGTTCTCGACCAAGTTCCTCCAGCAGGGGCACATGG